CTTACCAGAAACGGTTTTCACTTGCCCAGAGGCGCAAGCTTCTTCAAGATGGTTGATAATGATGTTTACATCGATGGCACGTTTTCAATATATACCTAGGGGAGTGAACATCTAAATAACGACCCCATGAGTCAGTAAATCACAGTTGCATCTTTATTGAAATGCATTCCAGACCACAAAATACATAAGTTATTATTCACTGTCTTACACGTCTGCGTTTTGCACGAGTAGTACCACTTGAGGATATGCTGCGCAAGCGTTTTGTGCTATTGGAAGTACCAGATCTGGTATATGACTTTAGCAGCCCTGTTTGAAATAAAAATTTGCGACCTAGAGGAAACTGGGACAATTCAGCTGAAAAGCGCTCTGTTAAATCTACGTTCCAAAAATTAAACTCTTTATATGGATCTTTACTTTGCGTTTCAGATTCTTCTGGAGGACATCTCGTAGCTAATGAGCGAATATATCTGTAGTTATCCTCAATACTCTGAGGTGGTGGAGGAACAAATGCTAACTGCCAATTTTCTAAGATTGTAGGATCCATTACATTTAAATGCGCAAGAATATCTGGCTCCAGTGGTACTTTACAAAGCTGAAACACAAGTTCAACATCATATTCTTCAACATGTCTTAAATACTGTTTAAAATTATCAGCTTTATAATTATACTGGCTCGGATTTTCAATAGCAGTTTTAGATACTGATATTGTAAAATTAGTATTTCTGGTATTATCCACTACTGTTAAGAACAAATTATTGTTCCAACATATAGCATTATTAGTGCCTTGAGCTCGCTGAATCCAATAAGGTCGATTAAATAATTGACCTTCACTAGATACTAATGATCCACTGACAGTTGGAAAGTATGTATAAGATGCTAGTGTTTTTTGAGGTGCTTGTCCTGCTTGATCTGGTGACAAATAGAATGCATCCTGATTAGGAGTTGTACCGTCTGGTATAGGATCTCCATTAGTACCAGCTCTGGCAAAATAGTGTCTTGCATATGCCTGCTCCTTTTTAGTGAAAAAGAACAAGTTGTCCCCGTATATGTTTTGCTCCATTTTAATTAAATCAGGCCATTTGCAAATACTATCAACAATGTCTAAAGGCACACCTGATTTGTCCTGTTGTAAAGTTTTGAAGTTAGCAGCTCCAAAACCAATATCACACATATCCCCATCCTGAATGACTGTGTTTAAAAGCTGAATTGGGGGACAATCACCCTGATTCTGATTAACCTCATCACTGCAAGGTTTAGCTACATCCCAATGTTCACCTAACGCTGGTTCACAACCAACTATTAATAATTGTACCTGCTTAGGATCCATACTAAGATTAACTCTTTGCTCGTCTGTTTCTGCAGCAGGATAAGTGGTGGGATTTTCTGTATCGGCCACTTTATTAAACAACGGATGGCCTGATGTACCAAGTCCCAGAGGGCCACCACGACCTAGTTGTAATCCTCTGACTTTCCATACTAATCGTTCTCTTTCTGGATTATAAAAGGATCTTTCAATCAATGCAAATTTATTTGGATCAGGTAACATACATCTGAAAACTCTGTATTGAGATCCTGAAACTTTCGGTACAGCTAATGCTCCTGGTAAAGCCGGATTTGGAATTTCAAAGTATGGGTGACCCACGGTAAGCAAGCGTTCTGAGGAAGCATAAAAGAACAGATTTGTGCCAATGACGTATTCATCAGTGCTTAATACTTTGGCTACTGGCTTTGCAGGAGGTAGATAAATAGTTCCAGATTGCTGCAGCCACAGTGTCATCTGAAAGGCAATTAAAATATTTCTGAGTATTTGCGTTTTCTACGTTTCAATAAAGCAGGATGTAAATAAAAGTCTGATCCAAATGGATCAATGTAAATTACTGGTGTGTACGGTATAGAGTTAGTATTCAATGGAATATCTGGATATGTAGTAGTTCCAATTGATGTAAATGTAGAAAAATAATCACTGGAAACAACTTTAGGTGAAATGTCTGAAACTAAAGTTGGAACAATAATATTCTCATTTTCCTCAGCGTCCAATATAGCTAGTTGACTGTCTGCAAAACTTTCAGTAAAATCATCATCCAATGTTTCAATTGGGAAATTATCTTCGAAAACTGGATTAATAAAGGTGTTATGGCTTAATTCATCTACAATAGTAAGCATATCTGAAGTGTCATGTATGGGCTGTAATTCTATCTCTTCAACAATAGTCGAAATTGGGCTAATATCATAGTGGTAATGCACCTTTTGTGTCAAAATATTACCACTTCTGGTAGAAATCTTACCCTTTGTTCCCAGTCTGCTAAAACGTACCAAACCTTCTTTTGTTTCACTATATATTGGGCGATCTAGCTGTATTACATCTGTAAACGCCGCATCAGGTGCAGCAGCAACCTCTTGTAAATCTCTTTCAAACGTTAAAGTGATGTCATTGTCAAAGGCGGGATTATCATATTCAAATAAAATTGCGCGGGAAGGTTGACCTAGAAAATCTATGTTCCTAGTGGCAACTTGATCAACAATCCTATTGTATAGGCCTCTGACTCGTTTCACAGCTGAGTCTAAAACCCGAGCTGGAGTACTAGTTCTAGGAATGTTTTCTTCTATTTCAAATTCTGCAATTGTGTTTATAGGTTCCAGTTCTATTTCCTCACCAACCTGAATGCCAGTATAACTGGGGTCAACATAAACATTTAAAAATTCAGGTGGAGGCACCGAACTTTCAATAACTACAGCATTTGCTTCACGTGGATTTTCAAATGCCAATCTGGGAGGAATCGGGTCAGGGGGTGTGACTTGTAATATAGCTATGTCTTCTTGGCCATGTAGAACAGTAGGGTGACCATTAACTGTGGACAAGTCCTCAAATACATCTGTGGTTGTCAATATCTCATAGTCACTAATACCGGTACCTGGTCCAGCACCTGTACTAATAATAGTAGAATCTGGTAATCCTCCTTCGTTAAGGGGTACTATTGCAGGGCCCTGTGGGTCAACTGGACGCGGCCTATTAGCTGCGGAACCAATAGGATCAATACGTGTTCCAAAAGTATTTGAACCAAAAGGTCTAGTTGGTCTGCTAGGCCTAACGACTGGAATATCAGAATCAGGTATTGGGTCTATTGGAGGTAAAGTTTCCAAAGGAATATTTTCTGTTATGGGACGAAATCCAGTGGCACCCGCCCCAGAACCCGACCCTATACCCAAACCACCCAAATAAATAACACTGCCAAATATTTTCAGTAAAATATCTGCAAGAGTATTTTGTTCTACTTTATTTACTACATCATCTGGACATGTACCACTAATTTTGCATTGTCTGTAAATATTTTCAACAGTATCGCGTTTTACTCTCTTAGCTTTATACATTTTTTATAATGAATCTAAACTACCATAAGCAAATGTTGTGTTTTTAGGCAACTTTACATGCAGTAAAAAGCGTTCTCTTTGTATTGTGGAATCAAATGCTAATAACATGCGACTCTGTGTGGTTTCAGGACCAAGCCATCTCCATACATTGCTACTATCTCTAAACCAATTTTGTAGTTTCACTTTATTTCGCCAACATTTTAGATTATTAGAAGGACCTTTTAGTATTAGTAGGTACGGATCCCAAGCCTCTGCTTGAAGCCGTTGAAGTCTTCCAAGACCTTGTCGCGGAGGGAGTCGATGTCCTGTTCCCACCTCCGAAGGAGTTGGTGCAGCAGATCGCTGAGGGGACCTGGTTCTTCTTCTCGTTGATACGGTAGAGGTTGGTTTTCTTTGTTGTCTTCGTCCTCCAGCTCGAAGACTAACGGTCGCGATACTGTCGGTAGATGTGGAAGGTGTGGCGCTGTCTGCCTCCTGTGTGATTCTTCGGCGTTTCGGCGATGGGGTCGTGGAGTCCCTGGAGGAAGTGGAATCGGCGAATTTTTGTGACTGCCCGATCCGCCTGTTGGAGCTGGAAGAGGACACAATAGTTGTATTTTCATAATGCACAGTCCATTCTCCCGTTAATCCATATTTTGTTGAATCTGCCTCAAACAATGTAAAATATACTCTGTCACCATTAATTTCATCATAATACAATCCATTTGCATCTACCTTTCCATTGACTTTATGCCATGTGTCAGATGCGTCCTGATAATAAATGTATTTCCAGTTTGTGTATGGAAAGGCTTTAGCTTTGTCATGGTCAAACCACACATCAACGGAATAGCCAGCTTTTTTGAAACAGTTTTTGGGTTGGGTATTTAATAATTCAGCACTACAGTCTTGTAATGTCCAGGTTTCTGCTGCATACGCAGATTTGCTTAAACTGGTGACCAAAAGTTGTATTTGTATAGCTTCTTTAGCTTTATATTCTGATACAGCTAATGCTGGCACAGGCTGTAAACCAAGTGTTGTATAATTTTCTTTTCTCGCATAATACAAAATAACATTTTCTTTTCTAGATAATTGCCAAAACTTTATAATGCTTTGTAAATCTGTAGGTCCCTCTTCAATAATGTTCAAAATTTCTTCTTGTAGTGCATTGAAACGTTGTGTTAATGTTTCCTGTGTCTCCACCATCCTCTTCTCTTAATTCTAAGTGATTGGCAAACTTTCTAAAAAAACATGCCCAGTTTATATTAGTAATATTATAAGCAATTTCACCAGTTTCTAAAATAGGAACCTTATGTGGAAAATTAAAACATCTTATTCTGCTATGTAAGTATTTTAAAGACTGCTCATTTAAAACATCAGTATTTGTAGTCACTAATAATGGAGGTAAATTAAGTTGCACGGGTGCTCTATGTTTTAAATCAATTGACATTGCATTACCATCCATTGCATTTCTCAAATGTACATCCATATATTGCCAACAAGGATATGTGGCATCATCTAATAGACCTAATTTACAGTCTGATAAAGGCATCAACCAAAAATGACTTTGGCTATTCATGTAAGATATAACTTTACCTTTAAAGAATTTCAACAAACTGAAACAAAACATAGATTTACCCGAATCTGGAGGTCCCCAAAACACCATACAATTTTTTTTGGGAATGCCCTTAAGAAATGGTTTAAATGCAATCAAAAACTCTAAAAAGTTTATTCCCTGGTATTTTAAAAAATGTGCAATAGGTTTCCAATCTACAGTGTCATCATATTCTAAGCAACATTTATTTATCCATGCTGCCATTGTCATTTGGCGCATTTCATATCTTTTATAATGCTTTACCATTATTGCACAGTCTTTAACATGTTTAGCTTGATTATTGCTTTGTAGAAATGCTGCTGCGTTTGCATTTTCAGTGGCGGCAAGAGCATAATTATATGCAATTTCTGATTCATCTAAGTACTCATGATCAAATGCCCATTGAACCATGTCTGACAAGCTAAATGATTCCTGACTCCCAACATTGTGATCTAATAGTATTTGTTTTGCTAACCACTCAGGAAATTCTCCATGTTTAAAAGATACATTCGACAACGACCGTTTATAAAAATACAAAGCAACAGCAACACTTCTGAGTCTCGGAGGCTGGCACATAACTTCATAATCTTTTATATTTAAAAGTTTACAAAGCATGTTGGTAACCGTTTCTCTACTTTTTCCTGTTTTAAATTCTATAAGCATTAAAGCATATAATCCTACAGTAATGATTTGTACAAAATCCACATGCGTTTGTAGTAATGTTTTGGAGCTATTTAGTAAATCTTCTTTTGCATTACAGACTGCCACTACCCAGCATATTGAACACGTTTTGTCGTTTTTATATAATCCGGTAAGCTCATTAAAACTAACAGCAAACACTTCTTTAAATTTACTTAAAAAAGTAGCTTTTCTATTATTGCATTTTAGAAGATCCAATGTTTCGTCCGTGTCTGCCGGAATACTGTTATTAGTTTCCGACAGTACCTGAGAAGTACTTGCAATTTCATCTTCCTCAATTCCACTGTCCTGAAATAAACGTCTTTTACTCTTTCCTTCTCCAGTAATTTTTACAGCTTCCAGTCTCGGACTCAGCTCCGCAACACATTGCTGCGGGCTTGTCAGATACTTTCGTTTTAGGTCTGTTATTGCTTTATTGCAATCCTCTGCTAACTGACTGTTGAAAAATGCAAGGGAATTTCCCTGTGAAGCATCGTCCACATCATCAATTAAATCTGATACTTGTGAACCATCTGTACTTTCTTCAAACAAATTTTCAAAAGAGTCAAGATCATTTATGCATTCAGCTTCTGTAACCACAAACCAACTAGAGTCTGTTTCAACATTTTCAATAGAATCATCTGTACCTTTAGGAAGTTCTGCCATGGCGAAGTCTGTCCTTAGAGCAGCGAATACACACAAATGATAATTCTCCTTGCAACAAAACGCGCATAAGGCAAACAGCAGATTGCGTTGCTAATATAGACAATCTAACACTTGCATTACAGGTACCGCAACAGGTGTCAACCCAAAAAGGTTGTCGCTCCTCCTCTTCAGGATCAACATCAGGCGACAAACTCTCTTCTGCTAAAAGATTTTCTGGTAATACTAATTCTTCCAAATTTATTTCCAAATTTTCAGCAGTAGGCTGATTTCCAATCATTTTGGAACACACTTTCTACAATAAGCTTTCCACTGATTTCTAACCAAATAAAAGTAATCGTCTCTGCATATAGTATCGTATTTTTCGGCAATATCTAAACAATGCAAACAATTATGGCATCTCACAACCAATTCATGCAAATGTTTACCAGATACAGTTTCAATATTCACTGCTCGAACAGAACACTTGCAATGCTTCTCAAATTCGAACCTTGCCGATAAGCAACAACAATTAGTGCAGCAAGCATAACACTGAGAATTTCTATATACCAAGTTAAGATTTTTAAAAGTAAAAGCTGCAAGATCTTGATAAGTAAGAATAGAGCTACAAAATATACACGGTAAATGCAAATTAAAAAAAGAAGTGTTAAAATGTTGACAATATTGCTCCAAAGTCTTTGGACGATCATCAGCCATTGAAAGTTCTAAAAGCTGAAGATATACTAAATACCACTCCCGGTGTTTATATACACTCTTACATGGTTGTTGGCAACTATCATTGTTAAGGAAATGCAAGCACCACTCCCGGTACAAAGGCAAACAGCCAGTGACAGAAGTGGTATTAGCCAAACTTTGATTCACCTTTTCCTGTCTTTACTTGTTGTCTGTTTGAACCATCTTTCTAACAATACCAGAAACGGTCTAATGTAGCTTGTGGCGCCAATATC